AATTTGAGGGTAACGATGTTGTTGGAAGAGCCACAGTTTTAGATACACCTATGGGTAATATTGTAAAAGGTTTACTCGAAGGTGGTGTAAAGCTGGGGGTTTCGACTCGTGGTATGGGAAGCTTGGCGCAAAATAGCGGATCAATGATCGTAGGAAAAGATTTTCTTTTAAATGCGATTGACATTGTACAAGATCCATCCGCTCCTGGAGCATTTGTTAATGGGGTTATGGAAGGGGTAGAATGGATATGGAACAATGGTGTTATCGAGCAACAAGTTATTGAAAAAATGGAGACTGAAATTAAAAAAGCTCCACGTGCTAATCTCTATGAGACAGAAGTTCGTGAGTTTAAAAATTTCCTCTCGTTAGTCAAAAATCAAATATAAAGGGAGTCAATTATGACTGATGAAAATCAAATAGAAGATCAGGAAGTTGAACTCCACGACGACGACGACGTAGTGGAAGAAGCTCATGATCCTAAAAATGCTGAAGCACAGTCTGTAGCGTCTCTAAATCAAGCTGACAATGCGTCACCTAATGCGAAATCTCGTAAAGGTGATAATACTAAGCAAGATCCAATGCCTAAACTCAAGACAAAAGCCGCTATGATGAGTGCTGCTGTCGGGGCTATGCAGGGGATGTCAAAAGATAAATTATCAGGAGTGCTAGCAACTATTTCTAGTGGAACTGATGAAACAGCTTTTGATGGTCAGCCTATTGCTGAAGAAGAATTATCTAATGATTTACAAAATGTCGAGTACGACTTTTCAAATGATTTAGAAGCTTTAGTAAATGAAGAGGCTACATTATCTGAAGGTTTCAAAGAGAAAGCCGGGACTATTTTTGAAGCAGCTATTAAATCTAAGCTGACAGAAGAAATTGACCGTCTTGAAAATACTTATCAAGAAGAGTTGGATCAAGAAATTGAAGCAACCCAGAATGATATGGTCGAGAAAGTAGACAACTACCTTAATTATGTAGTTGAAAACTGGATGAAAGAAAACGAAGTTGCTATACAAACTGGTTTACGTACCGAAATAGCTGAAGAATTTATGGGTAAGTTGAAAGATTTATTCACAGAGTCTTATATTGAGGTTCCAGAAGGTAAAGTTGATTTAGTTGACGATCTATCAGATCAGGTTGAAGAACTTGAAACAAATCTTAATAAAGCAACTGAAGATGTTCTCACTATGCATGAGGAACTAGAAGGTTACAAAAGAGATGCTATCATTCGTGAAGCATCACGTGACTTGACAGATACTCAAGTAGACAAGTTAATTTCTTTAGTTGAAAAAGTCGATTTCGATGATGAAGAATCTTTTACTAAAAAGGTTTCCCAACTCAAAGAATCATATTTCAAAAAAGCTAAAACTGGTACACAAGAAATAGATGCCTCTGATGAATCTGACGATATTGTAGAAACATCTGATACTATGTCTAAGTATCTTACAGCTTTAAAGCAAACTACTAAAAAGAGATAAGGGAGCTAAAATAAATGGAAGCAGTCTCATACGACAAACTAGTCGAAAAATGGTCCCCAGTTCTTAATGAAGAATCTGCGGGTGCTATCAAAGATTCTCATAGAAAAGCTGTTACAGCCGCTATTCTTGAGAACCAGGAAATTGCTCTAAGAGAAGAAGGTAATCAAACCTTTCTCGGAGAGTCACTTCCTGCAACTTCAACAACTAACGTTGCTAATTGGAATCCAGTATTGATTGCACTAGTTAGACGTGCTATGCCAAATCTAATGGCATATGACGTTTGTGGTGTTCAACCAATGTCAGGTCCAACTGGTTTGATCTTCGCAATGAAGTCAAAATACAAATCTACTCGTGGTGGTGCTACATCTGGCGATGAAGCTCTATTCGACGAAGCAGTAACACCTTACTCAGGTGACTCAAGTGCAACACACAACACTGCAGCTGGTCCTTCAGGACTTAAAGGTGTTGACTCAGCAGGTCAGGATTCAAACCTTGATGACCAAAGAAACACAACTGGTTTCGGCGGTGGTATGGAAACAGGCGATGCTGAAGGATTAGGTTCATCAGCTGGCGATCCTAACTCTTCTTTTGCTGAAATGGGTTTCACTATCGAGAAATCTACTGTAACTGCAAAGTCCAGAGCACTCAAAGCTGAGTACACTCTAGAATTAGCACAAGACTTAAAAGCAATTCATGGTCTTGATGCTGAGACAGAACTAGCTAATATTCTGTCTACAGAGATTCTAGCTGAAATTAACCGCGAAGTAATTCGTACAATTAACTCACAAGCTAAAACTGGTGCACTTCAATCTAACACAGCTATTAACGGTATCTTCAATGTACAGACAGATGCTGATGGTAGATGGTCAGTTGAGAAGTTCAAAGGTTTAATCATGCAAATCGAGCGTGAGATGAACATCATCGCAAAAGAAACTCGTAGAGGTAAAGGTAACTTTATTATCTGCTCTTCTGACGTTGCTTCTTCACTAGCTGCTGCTGGTATGATGGATTATGCTCCTGCAATGAATTCGGCCTTAAATGTTGATGATACTGGTAATACATTTGCTGGTACTCTTAACGGAAGAACCAAAGTTTATATCGATC